CTCCTGCTGGTACAAGCGTAACAACTCTTGCAGCATCAGCTTTCCCAACATCGGGGGGAAACATTACTGTTGGATCTAATTTGGGTTACAAAGTTAATGACACAGTAACACTTGTATATCCAGGAGGATCTACAGTAACTAACTGTATTCCAGCAGCAGATTATTTTGTTAAAACTTATGATGTTTCAACTGGTGTTATGACAGTTTCTTCTACAGCAGGAGGATCTGCGGTAACAGCTTCAGCAGCACCTACTTTTACAGCAGGAACTTTTGCAAGCATTACATTTACAACACCATTAGTTGTTGGATCTGTAAGAGAATGGAGTTTTGAAATAACCAGAGCAGAAATTGACGTAACAAGTATCGGTCAAACTGTTACTCAGACTGCACCATTTAGAACCTTTATCTCAGGTTTTGCTGATGGTAGTGGTTCTGCTAGTGTTTACTCAACAGATGATGACACATTACTATCCAGTAGAATGGTTGAGGATGTTATTCAACGTCAGCAAGCTGGTGCAAAAGTTAGATTGTACATTGATCGTCAGATGAGTGGTGCTAACGTTGATCAAAACGCAAGTAGATCAATTTTGGCAGACATTATTCTTACTTCAGCAAGTTTCAATGTAAACCCAGATGACGGACAAGTTGTAGAGATAGCCTTCAGACCTAGTGCTGCTCCTACATTCGATCTATCTAAGACTGCATAATACTATATTAGTAGTTATTAATTATTATGAACCTCGGTCAATCCGAGGTTTTTTATTGCATAATGAAGTACACTAGTAGAAAAGTACATGAAACTTATGGCGACATTGAACGCTCTCGACAGACTTAAAAAAGCTGCAAATCTCGAACCAATTAAAAAACAAGTAACCTTATCCGATGGTTCGACTTTCGAGATGTTTGTAACACCATTAACAATGGCAGAGCGAGAAAGAGCCCAAAAACAGGCTAGAAGCGATGACTCAAATGCTTTCGCTTTACAATTATTAATAAACAAAGCACTAGACGCAAACGGAACAAAGCTATTTAATCCAGGAGAAATAGACGTTCTTAAAAATGAAGTTAAGGACAGTGACCTACAATCTCTTATGCTTGCAGTTATAAACGCAGAGGAGGAAGAAGTAATAGACCCAAAATCTTAGCCAGCCAGTTAAAAAAGGATAACTGGATGATGCTTAAGTTTGGAGTAGCCAAAGAATTAGGTAAAACGCTCCACGAAATAGGCAGCATGACAGAAGCAGAATTAATAGGATGGAGTGCCTACTTCCAAGTAATAAACGAAGAACAAGAAAAAGAGTTTGAGAAAATTAAACGCAGGAGATAGTGCTAATCAGTTTATTTAATGTAAAATAGAATAAATATTCAATTTTTACTGGATCGTGGCATATAACGCTGAGATAAATGTAAGTGTAAAGAATCTGAATCAGGTAACAGATTTAGAAACTAAATTATCCAGTATCAGTAGAAATGTAAACGCATTAAACAAAGGAACAGGAGGAGGCCGTAGAGGAGGTGGCGGTGGTGTTGGCTCTGCTAAATCAGAGTTAACTGAAGAGCAGAAGTTAATACAGTTAGAAAATAAAAGATTAACTATACAAAATAAAGGTTTAGGAGTAAGTCGTAAAGCTCTTGATCTAGAGTTAAAAGGTAATAAGCTGGCCGAAGCAGCCAACAATCTAGCTCAAGTAGAGACATTAACAGAACAAGATCAACTTGATTTAGCTAAAAATAAAATACTTTTAGCGGATCAAGAGATTAAAAAGAAAGGTTTACTTTTAAAAGCTGAACAAGCAATAAACTCAGAATTATCAAAAAGTCAACAAATAAAATCCACAGAACTTACTGCTGGAGATCGTGTAGGATTACTAGGTTTAAGTGGCAAGGCTAATAAATTAGCTGGTAGTGCTGCTGGGGTTGTAGATACAGATATGATAAATAGGCAGCCTAAAGGACTCCCTAGTTCTGAGATGCTGAAAGCAGAGTCTAGAGGTATAGAGAGATTAGGCAAAAAGATAGTAGAGTTAGGCAAAGTATCAAAAATAACAGGAAAAAATGTTCAATTTTTAGCATCACAATATGGCCCACAAGAACCTGGAATATTTCAACCACCTCAAGGTCCGTTTACTCGGTTATCAGACAGGCAATCAAGAGATGTAACTGGAAAAAGAACTCGTTTAAATAACCCACTTGGAGGAATAGCTAGTCGTTTAGGTGCAACTAGAGGATTTGACGCTGGTAGTGCTCTTATTAGTGGAGGTTTTCCTCTGTTATTTGGTCAAGGTCCAGGGGTAGCAGCAGCAGGAGCTTTAGGTGGTGGTATTGGTGGAATGTTCGGCCAGATGGGTGGTTTTGCAGGAGGTATCGCAGCTACAGCAGCAGTTCAATCAATCCAAAACGTAATCAACGGCATAGGCGAACTTGGACAAGCGATGAACCGCTTAAATCCAAACATATCCGCTATGTCTACAGCTATGGGGATCTCTGGAACGCTAGAAGAAAAACGATTACAACTAATAGAGAAAAATATGGGTAAACAAGCTGCATTTAACGCAGCATTAGAAATGATGGGTCAAAAAATAGGTGCAGACAGGGCAGAAGAATTAAGAAAATTTGGCGAAACCTTCCAAAAACTAGGAAACGATGTCACATTATTCTTTACAAAAGTACAGGCAGCAATAGCAAAACTACTAAACCAAGCCTTAGATGCAGGAGCAAACGCTAATGTACGAGGCAGAGCCAGATCACTTGTAGCCCAAAACCCAAATAATCGTGCGTTCTTCGATGTAAACCAAAGAATAGAAGGCATACAGAATAGAGAAGCAAAAGGGGCAGCAGCAAATAAGCAAAAAACTAGGGATTTAAACGCTGCTAAAGCAGAAAGACTAGAAATAGCAGAAAGTTTAATCTTACAAAAAGATAAAGATAAGCTAAGAGTACAAACAAATAAATTGATTACTGCTGGATTAGGAGACCTAAAGAAAGAAAATGAACTAAACCGAGCTATTAAGGCTGGTAAAGAAGAAGAATTTTTAGTTCAAGAAGCTATTAAAAATAAAGCCGAAGAAATGGGTCTGGTATTTAAAGATTTAGAGAGTGGACAACAAAACAGAATAAGAGATGCTGTAATAATAAACAAAGGATTAAAAGAACAAGCCGAAAATGCTAAAGCAGTAAGAGATGCGTTTGAAAGTATAAATCAGAGTATTGCAACAGATATAAAAGATGGTATAGCAGGACTGATAAAGGGAACTTCTACTCTTGGCGATATGCTTAATAATGTTGCTAACAGATTCTTGGATTTAGCACTAAATCAAGCATTATTTGGAGATGCCCTTGGTGCGGGAGGTAAAAAAGGAGGAGGTATATTAGGTTTTCTAACTGGAGGATTGTTAGCTGAAGGAGGTAGAGCAGCAGGAGGAAAATCATTTATAGTAGGAGAGAGAGGTCCAGAGCTATTTGTACCAAAATCTTCTGGAACAGTTGTGCCAAATAATAAACTTGGAGGTGGCGGTAGTACCAGTGTTGTTGTTAATGTAGACGCATCAGGTTCAGATGTTCAAGGTGATGATTCTGGAGCAAAAGAACTTGGAGCCTTAATTTCTGTTGCAGTTCAAGGAGAACTTGTTAAACAACAAAGACCTGGAGGACTACTTTCTAGTATTCGCTAATGGCTACTTTTCCTAGTTACAACCCATCATATTCTGCTACAAAACGTAGCCAACCACGTTTGCGTGTTACTCAGTTTGGTGATGGTTATCAGCAACGTACAAGTTTTGGATTAAACCAAGATCCAAAAGTTTGGAGTCTTACATTCAACGTAGATGATGAAGATGCAGATGAAATTGAAACATTTTTAGAAGCAAGAGGAGTAGATGCTGCATCATTTACTTGGTCTCCACCTGATGAAACTACCAGTTATCAATGGATCTGTAAAAGTTTTAATAGAGAAATGTTTGAGTTTCAGAGAAATAGGATTACAGCAAGTTTTGAACAAGTATTTGAACCGTAATGGCAGTACCAGTTTCAGCATTACAATCAATAAATCCTGGGGCAATAATTGAATTGTTTACGTTGACATTAGATGCCACTTTACATGGTGCAACTACTGTTTATCGTTTTCATAATGGTTCAAATATGAACGCAAATGGAAATATTGTATGGGCTGGTAATACTTATGAAAAATTTCCTATTCAGTGCGAAGGATTTCAATTTGGATCAACAGGAACTTTACCCAGACCTACAATTTCAGTAAGTAATATATTTGGAACGATTACTGCACTTTTGCAAGCTGCGAACCAAACAACTATTGGTAATGATTTAAATGGAACAAAGTTAGTAAGAATTAGAACATTAGCTAAAGTTTTAGATGCTGTTAATTTTGAAGGCAATACAAATCCTTATGGAACACCCGATCCAACAGCCGAGTTTCCTCAAGAAATTTATTTTTTAGATAGAAAAATAACTGAAACTAGAGATGTTGTTCAATGGGAAGCTATTTCAGCATTAGATTTAGTAAACGTAAAATTACCAAAAAGAATTGCAACTAGAGAAATATTCCCTGGCATTGGTACGTTTGTAGGATGACTTGGAAAGATATTGCACTAAAACACGCAAGAGAAGATTCTCCACATGAAGCTTGTGGTTTATTAGTTAATTATAAAGGCAAACAAAAGTATTTTCCCTGTAAAAATCTTGCTGAAGACTTAGAAGATCAATTTATTATTGATCCTGATGATTGGGTTGTAGCTGAAGATGCTGGAGAGATAATTGCTGTTATTCATAGCCATCCAAATCATCCACCTACTCCTAGCCAAGCTGATCTTGCAAGTTGTGAATACTTAGATTTACCTTTTTACATTGTGACTCCAGAAGCAGAACAATGGAATTATTTTGAACCTTCTGGCTATAAAAAAGGATTACTCGGTAGAGAATGGGTGTGGGATGTCCAAGATTGCTGGAGTTTAATTACTGATTGGTATAAAGAAAAGAAAAACATAGAGATTAAACATTGGAAACGACCCAAAAATCCCGAAGAGTTTGAAAACAATCCTCTATTTGAATATGCTTTACCTAAATTAGGTTTTACGGAAATAGATGATAATGTTGAAACAGAAGTTGGAGATGTTTTGCTTTTAAATACATTTAAAAACACATTAAGTCATGTAGCTTTATACATAGGAGATCAAACTATTCTTCATCATTGTCAGAAAAGACTTAGTTGTAGAGAAACTTATGACCAAATGCATATAGAATGTACAAAGAAGAGGTATCGCTATGCTCAATAAAATAAAAGTTTATGGAAGATTATCTCGTTTTTTAGGAGAACGTACTTTTGAAGCTGAAATTAGTACACCCATTGATTCGTTTAAATTTTTGTTAGCAAACTTCCCTCATTTGGAACGTCATATGATGGAGCAAAGTTATCAAGTAAAGGTAGGAAAAACTGATATTGGTGAAGATGATTTACTTGATCCCTTGGGTCAACAAGAAATAAAAATTGTTCCTGTAGCTGTAGGTGCAAAAAAACTTTTTAAAGGTTTTGGTAGAATTTTAACAGGAGCAGCGATTGTAGCTACAGTTGCATTTACAGGAGGTTTAGGAACAGGAGCAGCATTTTCTGGTTTAGGTTTTTCAGCAGGAGCAGGAGCAGGGTTAGGTGCTAGTTTGGCAGCAGCAGCAGGAAACTTTGGTATTTATTTAGCATTATCAGGTGCAGCACAGATGCTTACTCCAGTGCCGAAGCCTCCTTCAGTTTCAGACGATCCGCAATCACAAAACTTCTCATTTAGTGGAGTACAAAATACGTCAAGAGCAGGAACAGCTTTACCTATAATTTACGGAGAAATATTTTCTGGATCGTTGGTGGTATCGGCTGGAACTGATACAGTACAAATAAAAGGTACAGCCTAATGGTTTTTGGTGCAGGAAACCTTTCAGCAATTGTAGCTGCTACGGGTCTGGTAGATTCTACATTACCTAAAGATGTTTTAAGCAGTAAACAGTTTGCTACTATTGTCGATGTTTTAAGTGAAGGTGAAATTGAAGGCTTTCCATCAGCAGCAGGATTTACAAAAGGTACAGCTAATTACAATACAGCAGCATTAAAAGATGTTTATTTAGGAAAAACTCCAGTATTAAGAGCTAGTGCCGATCCAACAAATACTCAATCTACAGATTTCAACTTTCAAAATGTAGCGTTTGAACCTAGATTTGGAACTAACAATCAAACATTTATACCTGGTATTGCTGAGATTGAAACCGAAACAGGTGTCGGAGTCAAAGTAGAAAATGGCACTCCAGTATCAAGACAAATAACAAATTCCAATATAAATGCCTTAAGAGTTACTCTTAGATTTAATTCTCTACAAAAATTTGAATCAAA